GTCGGATCGACCTTGAGATTGTGCGACAGGACGCCGGCCGACACGTAGGTATGGGCATCTGTGATCGTGATCATGGCCACCTTGGCGTCGGCCGCCTTAACGCCGATGTCGCGCATGTGGACCCATCCCGATATCCAGACGCGGTGATCGCCGGTCGCGTCCAGCCCGGCCGGACCGATATCGGCATGCCAGACGTCGGTGCTGTCCACGATCTGGATCGCCTGCACGGGGAAGTCGCCCCAGATCATCGTATCCTCATGCTGGGTGTGGACGATATCGCCCACCACCAAATCGCCGGCCGGCTTGGTCGTACCGTCGGCCAGCAGGATCGGGATGTCGATCGTCACGCAATAGCCGCCGCCGCCGCCGCCGCCGCCGCCACCCGTGCCGCCGCCGCCGGTCGTGATAGCGAAGGACGTCTGACTGGTGATGTTGAGATAGCCCGGATAATCGCTCCACGCATCGAAGGCCGCCATCTTCACATAGAAGGTGCCGGCGGCGAGATTCTGGATATAGGCGGGTGAGCCGAGCGACGTGTACACGCTCCCCTGCGTCAGGGGATCGAAGCCCGAGACGGTCGACACGTAGATGGCATATCCCGCGACATCGGCCTCGGTGAGCAGCGTGAAGTCGATCTCCGCATTGCTCGCGCCGCCTGTCGCCGAGAAGCCAGTGACCAGCGATGGCGGAGCATTCGTGATCACCCCGCTGTTCGCCTCCGTCCCGGCGCCGGCAGCGTTCACGCCAGCTACGGTCACGACATAGGAGCGCTGGATGCCGTCGGTGACCGCCTGGGGCGACGTGTAGCTGACCGTTCGCGACGCCGTGACGATCGTACGCATCAGCGTGGTCCCGTCTGCCTTGTAGAAGCGCCAGCGATACGAGGATGCACGGGCGATCTGGTCGGTGGAGAGTTCGAGGGAATCGCTCCACGACACGACAGAGATTGCGGTCGCGGCATCCGGCGCAGTCTGATCCGTGGCCGTGTCTACCAGCGTCGACGCCGAGTAATCCGAATATCGCCCATCCGCGATCTGATACGCCACCTGAACCTCGACGGTCTGCCCGGTCGGCACGAAGCTCGTGACCAACTGGACCGCCGTGCCGGGATCGACGTCGCCGTACTGCTGCTCATTCCAAACGGCCGCGCCCGAAATGCGCCAGCGAGCCGACCATGTAACGTCATCGCGGTTCAGGCCAGCGGCCGTGATATCGACCCGCACGCCAGTGCCATCGTCGGAGATGCTGGAATAGTCGGCGACCGCGCTGGTGATGGTCGGCGTCGCGACCGGCTGGGGTTTCACCTGATTTCCCACCGGCGCCGGATCGCCAGCCTCGGTCGACGGATCCCACGCATCAACGTTCGGATCAGCCGAGACCCAGCTGAACGTCACACCGCCAGTCGGCAGGTTATAGGTGAGGCCGGTGATCTCTGCCGGTCCATCGTACCATGTCGCACCGCCTTCGCTTATCGTCAGGTGCACGAAGCGCTGGCCAATCGCGATGCGGCCATAAGCGTTTGTCGTGATGGAACCGCGATAAGGAGCCATCACCCGCGCCATCATACGTTTTCCGAGCCGGCGCGCCTGCGTATAGCTCGGCACCTGGTTCTGAAGCGGCTGCGACGCGATCCTGCCCCGCGAGGCGATATCGTCGTCGTCCTCCCACGGCGTGCAATCGACGGCGAAATAATTGTGCTCGGTCGAGATGTACGTGAGCACGATCTGGTTGACCGCATCCTCGTCGTTGATGCCGTCCTCAAAGGAGTGGCTGACGATTTCGTCCGGCCCGATCGTGACCGTCGGCGTGTAGTAGCGGCCGGAATAGCAGACCAGCGCGCCATCCTCGCGCGGCGCGACCCATCCGTCATAGCAGGCCGTGATCGCAGCCTTGGTGTCTTTGTGGGGGTCGGTCAGTTTGTGAGCGACGCAGGAACGATAGCGGGGCTCATTGATCGGGTGGGCATCGGTCGCGATCCAGTACACGGCCGAGCCTTGCCCGTGGAAATAAGCCACCTCGGAGTCGAGGCCGAGGGTGTATCCAGCCGGTCCTTTGCCCGAGATGCTCGTGACGGTACGGGTTTCGGTGTGATTGATGTTGTCCAACGCCGAGATAACGATCTGCATCCCGACCGCCAGCCCGGTGATTTCCGAGACCACGAGGGTGTGATCGCCGTCAGGCGTGTCGTCAGCGCCCACCAGGGTTCGGAAGCTGGGAACGCCCATTGGCGAATCCGCATCGTTCGCCGCCGCAGTCCAATAGGCGACCGTCGGCGCAAACAGGGCATTCCACTTGGTCTGAAGGATGCTCGCGAGCTGCGCGGCATAGCCCGGATCGTTGATGGGAAGCGTCGGCTGCTGACCCTCGCGGATCAGGCGATAATGCATATCGTGCAGGACAGCGTTCTCGCTCCACTTCCATGTGAGCGGATCGGTCAGGCTCTGCGAACCGTCCCGCCAGTCATAGACCTTGGACCAGCGCGCGATCATGCGGAGCGGGGGCTGCCCCTTGGGATAGATCTGGTTGTAGTTCGCGGTCTTGACCGGCTGCCACGTGACCATGCCAGTGCAGACACCATCTCCGCGATGGCTGCTGTCCCAGCTCGTGAACAGATTGACGATCTGGCTGAACGGGGTCTCGGTTCGGGCCCCGACGCGATAGTCGATCTCGACCTTGCCAGCCGTGTATGTGCCGTCGGGCAGGCCGGCGATGACGCCGCGGTCGTTCGCCACCCGGTCGTCACCGAGATAGAAGCCCTCGACGCCATCGATCGGCGCCCATGGGTTGTCATGAATCGCAAAGATGTCGCCAGCCACGCCGAAGTTGGGGTCGGTCTGGTAGAAGACATACGCGCCGAACAGTCCGCCACGGCCATAGGCGCCGACGCGCGGCGGGAGAGGGGCTTTTTGTGCCGTCTCGCTAGATTCCGCGCGCGCCGATTTGGGCTGGCCGAGGATCGAGGCTACGGCGGACAGCCCTGCGATGGCGATCGATCCCAGAATGCTCGAACTGATGCCGAGTACGCTGACACTGGCAAGAGCCGTAGCGACGCTTAGGCCTGCGGCGACGCCGATGCCGACGCCAGCCGTCACCACGCCGAGAACGGCGATGGAGGCAAACTCCAGGATCTTGCCTAGCGTCTTGCCCATCAGGGACGCCATGCCTTGATGACGGCGAGGTGAGCGCCGGACAGAAACACCATGCCGCGATCATTGCGGATCGCCCATTTGTCGCCGACGCAGATGGCCCCGGCTTGCAGGTTCAGCACCTCGATCACGCCGATGTCGCCGGCCCGGTAGGGCTCGCTCACCACTGGCAGGCTATCGCCTATCCCGATGTCCCACAGGTCGACCAGCCCATAGGACGCGATAGTCGTGCACTCCTCCGGATCGGTGACCTCACGCCATTCCTCGGCGAAGTCGGGATGGCCGAGCATGACGCACCAATCGGCGGCCATGGTGGAGCAGTTCCACGGGTCGCGATCGGCCGCAGCGCCTCGCAAGAATTCGCCGACTACCATCAGTTGCCATCCTTGAGGCCGAAGCGACGCGACGTGCCGGCGGTGATGCCCGAAACGTGATCGAAAAAGGTATCGGTCGGAGAGCGCTTGGCTTGATCCGCCGAGGTGAACAGCGAGATGGGCGAGTTGGATCGACCGGTGTCTTCCGTGCCGATCGAGAGGCTGATGCCGCGCGTCGGCGTGCCGTCGTCGCCGGACGTCCGGGACGTCACGATCTTGTCGGCCCGGAACAGGCCAATCCAGACGACGGACGTCAGTTGCCAGTTATCGTCGAAGGTCGCTCGGCCGAAATGTACCAGCGCGCCCTTGACCGTGGGCGCTTCCTCCAGCGCCAGCGCGATCGTCTCCTGCGAAACCCCGGACACGCCAAGATCGAGGCGTTCGGCGGTGCCGTTGATGAGCTGCTGGAAGTCGGGAACGGTGATGAGACCGCCGCCGCCGAAATAAATCGCACCGTTGGTTGGCTCGATGGCATCCGCTGGGATCGCGAGATCACCGACGCCGCCCCACAAGCGGGCCGGTGGGTCGCTGTCAATGCGGACAAGGTAGGATTCCCGGCTCATGACACGGGCTTGCTCATGTCCTCGATGAGGGACAGCGCGAGGGTGGTGCGTAGCCCTTGGTCGGTGCTGAGGTCCGGCGCCTGGGCGAGTTTCATCTGGCAGCGTGGCACGTCGAATTCCAGCGGCGTACCAGTGGTGACGGCCTCGCGAAGCGGCGTGCGGAAGGTGATGTTAGAGCCATCGAAGCTGGTGACGCGGTAGACGCGCCAACCCCATGTCGGATGGTTGATTGAAAACAACTCGCCCCCGACCAGCGCGATCTCGCTGGTGCCGGTGATCGCCATGGTCGTGGCGCGGAGCGCTGCGGCTGCGCCCGCAATATAGGCCGCGCCCTTGTCCGGGGCGCCATCCGCGATCGGCTTGTTCCAATCATGCATCGACAGCGTTGGCCGGCCGAGCACTGGCTGGAAGTGCTTTTCAACGCAGAGCAGCGCGGTGAATGCCTGGGTGGTGCCGACCTCATCGACGAAGGCGCGGATCGCAAGATTCTGTTCGCGCGTGCGTGCGCTGCCGTTGGTCAGGTCGGCCGCGCGATAGCCGCCGCCGTCGGCCTGCACCACATCCTCGAACCCAGACAGAGACGTCCCGCCCGACACCGAGGCGCCAAGGATGCGGATGTTTGAGGTGGTGAAGCCGAAGTCGCAAGGATGGAGGGTGCGCAGCGCCATGGCGGGACAACAATGCGGCTACGGTAGCTTGCTGTTTACGGCCGTTGGGATAGGTTCGCGCCGGGGGAAAAGGGGTGTGTAGCGATGATTTTCATGATGACGCTTCTGGTGGCGACCGCCGCCGTGCCGCAGGCTGACGCGATCGCGTCGCCCGCCATCGACAAGGGTCAGGTTGTTTTCTACCGGAAGGGCACGATGATTGGCGCCGCGATCTCCTGCGCGGTGCACGAGGATGGCAAGAAGCTGACCAGCCTACCGCCGGGCCATTTCGCTGCGATCGAGGTGGCACCGGGCGTCCACGACTTCACCGTGCAGAGCGAGGCCAAGGACGAGATGCGCGTCGATGTGCAGGCGGGACAGGTCTATTATGCCGAATGCACCATCGGCATGGGCTTTGCCGCCGGCCATCCGCACCTGAACCTGTCCGATCATGACCGGTTCTTCGCCAAGAGCATGAAGTTGAAGCCGGTGGTCGCGAAGGATGAGAAGGTCGCCTCTGGCGAGCAGTGAGGCGATCATGGACCGCATAATGGCAACCGTGTTTGAAGTCCTGACCGTCGTCGGCGGTTTGCTGGGCGCGCTCCTCGTAGGGTGCGCCTTCCTGCCCGGCAACTCAGCGATCCAAGCCATCGAGATTATCACGCTTGGCCTGTCGTTCGCCGTCATTCCGTATTGCATCGGCGGCGCGCTTCACCGCGGCAGCGTGCGCCGCATGCTCCGTCGCGACAACGAGGCCTAGTTCCCGAGCGTCTGCACCCGTTGCACGCGGGCGGGCGCCGCAGACACGGCGCCCGCTCCAGCTTGCGCAGCAACCCGGTTCGCATGGTCGGCCGAAACTGCAACGATCTGGCTGGCGAAGTCAGCGGGCGTGACGCTGTTTCGTCCGTCGACATTGATCGTCTGCTGGAGCGTGACCGGCGAGTTCGGCGAATAGACCCGCTGGTTCGAGGCGGCCGCGTTGGGTGGCACGACCGCGATCGTCTCGCCATTGTTGACGCGCACGATCGGGCGACCGTTGATCGACAGCAGGTTTCGGTCGATGCCGCCATTGCCGCCGACCTGAAACGAGCCGCCTCCAGCCAGACCGGGCAGTGCTAGGAAGGCCGGATCGATCGCCGACACGGCACCGCCAAGCAGCGAACTGCCGAAGCTCCCACCGATGCTCGATCCGATGCCAGACGAAGCGCCGCCGCCGCCGGCGCCAAACAGCGAGCCGATTCCCTTGAGGATGCCGCCGAACAGGCCGCCCGTCGCTGCGTTGGGGCTCGTGGCGCTGGTCGAGGATCCACCGAACAGGCTGTTCGCCAGCGGACGGATCAGCGCCTGCTTGATCGCCATATCCACCAGATCGCTGACGATCTCGCCGAATATGCCGTGCAGTTTCAGCGCGGAGGTGACCGACTTGTCGAGTTGCGTGTTGAAATCCTGGAGGATCTTCACCTGGCTGTCTTGAACGGTGTCGGACGTCAACTGGAGGCCGCGAGCATATTGCTGACCCGGTGAAAGGTTCTGCTCCCTCGTCGCGCCGGCGCGCGCGGCATAGCGCTCATCGATCGACCCCAACCGAGCCTGCACACTGGTCAGGTCGGTTCCGGGCTTCGCCGTGTCGATCTGGTTCTGAAGATTGGCGCGCTCCTGTTCTTTCTCGATATCGAGGAGGCGCAACTGTATCGCCAAGCGCTCAGCGGACGTTCGGGCGAACGCCTGACTGCTGTCGAGAAGCTCGCTTTCGATCTGTAGGCGCGTCTGGAGGTGATCGTTCTCCTGTTTCGACAGGTCTGCGGAGACACCCTGTTCGCGTGCCTGATCCTCGGTCCGCGTCGCCGCCTCGGCCGCCGCCTTGAGCGTGGCAGCCCGCGCGCGCTCTAGATCAGGATCGGCACCCTTATGGATGTTGATGCTGGCCTGACTGTCGATGTCAGCCTTTTGCCGGGCGAGTGCGCGTTCGGCCAATTGGCTCTCGATCGCGGCGCGCTCCTGCACGTCGCCGGTTAGATCCTCCTGCGATTTCAACTGCTGGGACTGAAATCCCGCGAGTTGATCATTGTAGCGCTTGGTGCGCTCCTCCGCCTCGGCAGCAAGCTGATCCGGCGACTTTCCCTTGCGCGGCTTCGGCGCGAACAGGTTGGCCAGCGCCTTCGGATCAGACGATCCGGGCTGGGCCTGGAGGAATGTCGATGCGCTGGCCGAAAGCGATTTCAGCGAGTTGCCCGTCGGCGCCGGGCCATTGATCAGATTGCCGATGCCGCGGCCAATCGCCGAGCCGACCGCGCCAGGGGCCGAAACCGGATTGAGGAACGGCAGCGCATCCCCAACACTGATGCTGGAACCGGTGATGCGGAAGTTGGTGAAACGCTCATAGGCCTTGACCGCGTTGCCGATCTCATTGGCCAAACGGGCGAAGGAGTCGACGAGGCCAAGGATCGCATCGGAGTTGTCGCCGACGATCTCGGCGATCCGCACCGAGAGTTGCGCCTTCACCTCGGCCAGCTTCTTCGAGATGTCGTCCAGCTTCTGGATGTCGCTGTCTGACAGGATGGCGCCGGTTTTTTCCAGCGCATCCGCCAGTTCGCCCACGCGCTCGTTGCCGCCTGAGAGCACGGCATCGAGCTTGCGGCCCTCCTCGCCGAACAGGCGCGTCTCGATCGCGGCGCGCTCGGCCGCGTCGGGGATCTTGCTCAGGCGGTCAATCAGCGTCGGCAAGACATCACCGGCACCGGCAGCGTTCTTGATATTGACGCCGAGCGCCGCGAACGTCTTGGCAGCCTGCTCGTCACCCTCCTTGGCGCGGCCGAGATAGCTGTTCAGCTGGCCGATGCCCGACCGGAATTGATCAGTCGAGACGCCGGCCTCGCGCGCGGCGGCCTGATAGACCTGGACCTGCCGGGTCGTGAGGCCCACCGCATCGGCCGTGTTCTTCAGATCCTTGGCAAAATCGACCGCCCCGCCAATGGCAGCGACACCGCCAGCGACAACACCAGCCGCCGCGATGCCGCCCACCGTGGCCAAACTGCCGTAGGATCGGCCGACGCCCGCACCTTCGGCAAAGCGCGTGACATTGCCCGTGGCCTGCTTCTGCGCGAGGGCCGCGCGCTCGGCATCCACCGCGAGTTGGCGCTGAGAGAGCTTCAGAGCGATCTCGGCATCGGAAACCCCGGCACGCTCAAGCTGATCAATCAGCCGCAGTTCGGCAAGCTGGTCGGCCAGGATGACCCGATCTTCTCCGTGCGCAGTCTTCAAGCGATCGGCGAGCACGATCCTATCGACCGCGAGTTGGTTGATTTCCTTCTCGGCGGCGACATCCACCGCATCGCCTGCGGCGGCCGGAACAGTCGTCCCAGCCATAACTTGGGTCTGACGGGCCGCCGTGGCGCGAGACCCGGCCTCGGCGGTTGTCCCCAGCACGCCGCCCGTGCCGCGCCGGGACGCCGCAGTGCGCTGTGCAATGCCGCGCTCAACCGCTGCGGTGATACGAGCCTGTGCGGCTTCCTCGGCAGCCGCAGTGTCATCGGCGGCCTTCTTGGTAGCTGCGGCCTCACTGACGGCCGCGTCGACCCGAGCCTTGCGGGTGCGCTGGACGCGCTGCGTCGCCGCTTCCTCGGCGCTCGCTACGTCGGATGCGGATTTCTTGGCAGACGACGAGCGCTGAGTGGCTGATGATGCGGATGCGTCATTGGCGGGCGATGCCCAGCCCTTCTGGAACCGATCCTGAAGGCCGATCGCCTCCAACATGTTCGCCTTATATTTGTCGAGCCGGGCTTCCAGATCGACGATGACGGCATCGGCTTCGACGGCAGGCATCAGTGCAGACTCCTTGCCAGACCACGCTCGGCATTGCGGGCCATGCGGCGGGCCACAAATTCGGCATCGGGCGCTTCTGCCTCTTCCTGCTCATCGGCAGGCGAGTGGCGATCGTTCCAGTTCCAGAGGAGCCCCTGATAGGCCCACCATGTAAGCGCCATCGCCTCGGACGGCTGGATATGCATCATGGCGCAGTTGGTGAGCGCCGCCGCGATATCTAGCCGTTCGTCTGGGTCGCCGGGCTTTCCCCCGGCTCGTCTTTTTTTGGCGGCGTGTACCCTTCGATCAGGCTTGCGAGGATCGCGGCTGCAATCGCCCACGTCCGCTTCATCGCCATACGGCGATCGCCGATCCCGATCACGTAGGACTCGATCAGATCGTTCGCCCGCGTGCTGGACACGCGCACGTCGGCGCCATCGACCAAACCCTGACCACCGCCGACCAAGCCCTGCCGGATGACCTCGACCAGCTCGACGAAGCGATATTCCGCCTCGGTGGGCATCGCCTCGTCGTCGGACATGCCGAAGCGGCCGCGCAGGGTCCGGGCATAAATGGCCCCGATCCCTGCGTTGCACTTCCGCTCGATTTCCACGATCTGGCCCAGCCCGAGCTTGAAGCTGTACTCGCCGTCGGCGAACTTGAGGTCGATCCAGGTCTGCACCGATTACGAAACCGTGATGGTGACGGTGCTCGTCTTGGGCGAGTTGCCGGCGCCGGACAGCGTTTCGACCAGCGTCACGGTCTTGGTGCCGGCCGTGGCGAAGTTGCCCGTTACGCTGGTGCCCGAGACCGACAGCGTGGTGCCGTCGCTGCTGGTGGCGGCGATCGAGGAGCCGGTCGTCTTGCCCGTGATAGTGCCCGTGTAGGCCGTGCCATGCGTCGCCGTCGTCGGGCTCATGGTGAGGGCCGACAGTGCGACCGAGGCCGCAACGACGAAGGTGGACACACGCGGCGAGTTGGGCGCGGCGCCCAGCGTCTCGGTGACGGTGATCGTCTTGTTGCCGGCAGCCGGGAAGGTGCCCGAGATGGTCGCGCCCGACACGGTAAGCGCGGTGCCATCCGACGAAACGGCGGTGACGGTCGACCCGGCGGTGAGGCCGGCAAGCGTACCGGTCCATGCGGCACCGACTAGCGCCGTGCGCGGGGTTAGCGTGAGCGGATCAAGCACGATGATGTCGGCGCCCGGCGTGAAGGTGACCAGACCATCGGAAGCCCAAGAGAACTGCGCGGTGACGTTGGTGCCGTCGGCGGCACCGAGCTGCTTGTTCGTCATCACGAAATTGCCCTGGTAGTACCCAGAGTCGACGCTATCGCTGGCGTCCTCGCCCATGATGAAGCGATAGGGCAGGGACCGTCCGCCGATCTGCCGGATGAGATCCGCCTGCATACGGTTGTAGAGGCCGGTGCCAGCGATATCGAACGAGGCACCCGTGACGTTGACGACGCGCGACGGGACGGAAGTGGGGTCCGAACAGTCGCGGATATATTCGTCACTGGTCTGGTAGGATTCGGTGAGGTTGCGGCTGGTCAGTCCGCAGATGGCCGTGAAGGTCGTGCCGCCGTCGAGACTGACCGCGACATCGAAATAGGTACCTTTGACAATCGACGGGACCGACATCGCGGATGCTCCTGTAAGTTTGACGGGAGCGTAAGCGTCGCAAACATGCAGGATTACGGCCGATGGAAAGCTATCCGGCGACCTCGGCGCGGAAGTTCACCACCGCATGCCAAGCCTCCGCTTCGGCCGAATCCTGAAGCAGGTTCGAGCCGGTCCATGTCACTCGGGCCTTGAAGGTGTCGTCCAGCACGATGGTGACGCCATCAATGCAAGCGCCAATCGCCTCGGACATCCGGTGCGCCTGATCCTCGGCAGTATCGATCACGCCGCCGGCCAAGTTCTTGAGCGGCTTGGCGAAGGCATGGATCGCACCGACCACGGCCGAGCTATCGAGGCCGGATGCACGGAACGGCGACGACACCGGCGCGCCATAGCGAATGAACGGGAAGACGGGGTTCGCGCCGACCGTGCCGGGATAGATCTGGGCAGCTGGGATCAGCGCGGTGACGCCGGGATCTGCTTTCAGGCGCGGCAGGATCGCACGGCGGACGGGCAGGGCAAAGTCGGTCGCCATTACCCATTTCCTACACGGTTGAGCCCCAGCGCGATACGCTTGGCCGCCTCCGTTCTGTGCCGCTCCGTGGCGGGCCGGAGATAAGGACGCTCGGCCACGCGCGAATTGCCGAATTCCATGTCCTGCGCATGGTCGCTGTCTGCGATCACGAAGGCCTTGATGACATCCCCGATCTGGATCGCCTCGCCGGTGTGAATACTCGCGTCGAGGTCGTGCGTGTCCGCATTCGGCGGCTCACCCGGCAGTGAGGCGATATGGCCCGGCCCGCTGATCGCACCGTCGCGGATCGAATGGGCGGCGTCCTCGGCGATGATGGTGGCGGCGACGCCCAGCTCCTCGCCGATCACCTCTTCGGCCAGGGGCGAGATCATGCGCTGCAAGCGCGCGAGATGACCGCTGTCGGTGACCTTCATGCCCGGCGACCCTTGCCGACGTACCCGATCCCCGCTGGATCGCGCTGGAGCGTGCTGACCTGCCACTCACCCGCGAATGGGCCGCTGGCTATCGAGACATTCGCATCGGTATCGAGCGGACCGGTGAAGCTGGCCGAAAGGATGATGAAACGCACATCTCCGTCGGCGAAGCCCTCGCGCTGCTGCATCGCCTCGGTCGCGGCGTCGATCTGGACCTTGCAGGCGCGGAAAACGGGCTGGGCGGGCGTCACGATCGAGCCGCCGTCGTCGTAGACCGGATCGGTCTGGGTGATGATCTGGCCGTCGTAGAACGGGGCGCCGAATGCTGACGCTGCCATGTTCGCGAACCCGAGGAAGGAGGATGGCAGATCCATCAGCTACCAAACCCGAGCAATCCAAGGCGCCCCGGATAGTGAAATGGCACATGGCCCGGCGACGTCACGCGTGGCCCGCTCTTCTCGCGATTCAGCGCCAGCTCGTAATCAGCGCCATAGGGCGTGCTCGACCAGTCGCTCGAAATCGCCTGCTTCACAGCGTCATCGGAGATGCGCGCAGAGAAGGTGCCACTCTTGAAGTCCGTGATGCCGGCAGCCGCAAAGCCCGCGGCATCACCGCCCGTGGTCGCGACGCCGGCCTTGACCATTCGGTGAGCAGCGACCGCCATCTGCCCTTCGGGTCCGGTGTTCGGCCCCCAGCTTTGATCGATGTCCTTACCGACGACGTAGTTCAGCCACCACGTGATTGCATCGTCGTCGACCTGGGCGAATGCTGGATAGCGGATCTTGAGATCGGCCGCAGCGGGAGGGTCATAGGCCATGCCAGCGACGCTATGCCGCGCGCCGCCGGAAGATTACGGCCGATGCAGGGTCAGAGCGCGCCCCTCAATTGACCTTCCACTGCATGTTCCACAGGCGCAGCGCGCTCGTGCCATCGCCCGTGTAGCCGCTCGAACTGGTGGAACCGACCGGCTGCATATTGACGGTCGCGTTGATCGTGCCCGCGCCGGTGATGCTCTCGATGATAGTGCTGACCGTGATACGCCAGGCGTTGTTGTCGAGCTTGCGCGCGCTGCCGGTCGCATAGGTGAAGATCGTGCTGTTGCCCGTGACCTGTCCGATCGTGCCCGTATCAAGCGAGATGATCATGTCGGTATAATTGGCGTAGGTCTGGGTGTCGGCGATCACCAGACGGACGTTCCGGGTGCCGGCGTCGCGCTGAACATCGAACTGGAAGGTGTGCTTCTTGCCCGCCGTGGGTGTCAGGTTCCCGCTGTAAAGCTGGTGACTGCCGGTCGTCGTATCCTCGACAATCTCTCGCGCGGCCGTCACGCCGTCCGGCGCGGTGACGTTGGTCGCGGTGCCACCGGCCGCGGTCATGCTGGTCGCGGCGACAGCGGTGTTGACCACGGTCAGCGCGGCGTCGGTCAGGAACGGCGTCATCGAATTGGTGAGGCGGAGATCGTCCACGCCGAGCGGCGAATAGATATCCGGGTCCATGCCCAGGAAGAAGGTGTCGGGGGTCACATACGCATATTGGCCGGCGTAGGCCGCGAACGTGACCCAGCCGCTCCACGCATCGCGGCGGCTCTCGGTGAAATCGATTTGCTCCTTCAACGCCATGTAGCAGGTGGCGTTATTGCCACCGCCAAACTCGCCGAGCAGCAGCTTGACGTTATTCGCCGCCGCCCATGTCGAGGCATTCACCATGTCGATCGGCGCTTCGTTGCCGTAGCACGTGGTCGTCGTGCCGCCGTTCCGGTCGACATACTGGTGGGGCGAGAGGATCAGGTTGTTGACCGGATCGGTGAGGGTCAGCAGCGACGATCCGTTGGTGGGCGTGCCGGTCAGCCAGTTCTGCGCGGCTGAATAGCTGTTGCCGTCCAGCAGGATCGCATTGTTTGCGCCCGTCGCCCGGATCGCATTGATTGCGGCCTGATACGTCCCGAGCATCAGCGTCGTGTCGAGGTCGTGCGGCTCGTTGGTCAGCTCGAAAATGACGCGGGGGTTCGACTTGTAGAGGTTCGCGATCTGCGCCCAGAACGAAGCGAACATCGCGTTGGTGACGGTCGACTGGCCGATGATCGCGCCGGCGTCGGCATCCGTGCCGCTCGTCTTGTATCGCAGGCTATCGTGGATATCGATGATCACCCACGCGCCGCGCGCCGTGAGATAATTGATCGTGCTGGAGAGGCCGGCCACGTTGGTGGCGTTGAGCGGACCCGCCGGCAATCCACCTGATGGCGCCTGGAAATTATTCCACGTCGTCATCACCCGGAACAGGTTGAACTTCTTGCCCAGCCAGTAATCTTCGCCGGCCTGCGCCGGCCACGTTGTCGCACCGACGAAGCGGTTGTTGCCCGCGAGGCTGATGCCCCGGAAGAAGGGCATCGCGGTGACCGGCGCAGCGGTGCCGGCGGACGGGCCCGGCGAAACCGTCTGCGCGACGATCGGCTGAACAATGAGGCTCAGCGATAGCAGCAGTGCCCAAAGCGCAGCGAAGAAGCGGCGCATCACTGGCTTACAACCACGAAGGTCGAGCCGGCGGTGCTCGAGGTCATCGAGATCTGGTCGGACACGACGAGGCCGCCGGCGCTGGCGCAGCTGAAGGAGCCGCCGGACTGCACGGGAGTGGATGCCGCCGAGGTCGCGGATCCCGGTGCGCCGAGATAGACCAACTCGACATTCGCGGACGTGTTCGAGACCAGGCAGCCTTTGCGGCTCGTATTGGCGGCGAGCACCGACTGGTAGGTGTTGGCCGTGGTGATCGAGCCGCCCGCGCTGGTCGAGGTGGCTGTGCCACCGCTGGAAGAGCCGCCGATATTCGTCCCGTCAGGGTTGGTGACCGGGATTCCACGAACGCAATCGCCGGGAACACCCGGCTGGCAGGTGGTCGGAAGATAGGCGGAGACCGCCGCCGGAGGCACGGCATTCGCCGAAAACGAGAAGGCCGCGGCACCCGCGACAGCCAAGAGGAAATGTCGAAGGGCCACGGCCTTGCTCCTGTAGTGGTGGCGCGATCAGCTGGCAGCTGTCTCGCGGTGCAGCTCGATCGTGGCCACGATGTCGTTGTTGGTCGCGCCGTCCTCGATCGTGACGCCTTCGTCGGCGGCGATCTGAAGAAGTTCGTCCTTGGTCTTGCCGGTCAGCCTGGGCTTCGCGCCGACGACCGGCTTCGCGTCTGGCGCGGTCCAGTCCGTTTCGAGATCCGGATGGGCGTTGACCACATCCGAGTCGTCGATCTCGACCTCATTACCGGCCTCGACCAGAAGGTGCGCGCCGCTCTGAAGGAGGATGCCGCGCGCTCCAACGGTGTTGTTCTTGAACTTCGCCATGACTCAGATCTCATCCGTGAAGGTGATGGCCTTCGGGATGCGGTTCTCGTAGCCGCCGATGGCCATCAGGCCCGGCACCTCCCACGAGAACGGCCCCTTCTGGAACGGTTGCGTGTTGAAGAGCTGGTGGCCGCCGCCAGGCAGGTGGAAGCGGTGCACATCGTTGGTGTTCGCGTAGGCGATCATGCGCTTCGTGCCGCCAGCGCCTGCCGTCTCCAGCCGGAACGTGCGCTTGATGGTCGCCGCGCCGATCACCGAATTCGACTCGAGATAGGTCAGCACCGACATGCCGGTGTTCGTCATCGGCTTGCTGGCAAGGATGTTGTAGGTGCTGGTCGGCAACGCCACGGTGTCGGCGCGGTACGTCTCCAACGTGTTCGTCTCGACCGACGTTAGCGCCGTGTTGATGATCGCCACGTCCGAGGTTGCGGCGGACGATGCAGTGATCGCGGCCGCACCGGTCACCGTGGTGGCCAGCGGGTTGTTGAGGAAGCCCGTCGTGAACTTCAGGCCATCGCCGAGCATCGCGACCTTGTGGATGAAGCGTTCGGCCGAGGTGGTCGCCGCGCCGGCCTTGTCGGCCAGCACATTGATCCCGAGCTGCTGGCTGCGCTCCAGATCGAGCCGGTTCCACTTGTAGCCGATGCCGGCCATCCAGTTTTCCTGGAGGAACTGGGTCCGGTTGCTGTCGGCATACGGCATGTCATCGGCCGCGACGTCGAACCACTCGGGCTTGCCGGCGATATCGC